GGAAGAACCCGCTATTTTCTTCCTTTGCGTCAACGGTCTTTTCGTCCTTTTTCCTCTTGCGCGTCTTGGGCTTCCAGATGCTCACGGTCAGCGCGGCGTGTTCGCCCTTTCTGACCATGTACCCGTGGTTCTTCCACTCGGCGAAGGTGTGAATCGGGAGGCGCAACCCGTTCATGATGTAGGCGGCGGCTTCCTCTTCAGAGAAGATTCCCGCGCTGATGGCGGACTTGACGATGATTTCTTCGTTTGACATGGTGCTTGCTCCTCCTTCCTGTTCACGCCAGCGTTGCAACGACTTCGGAAGGCTTGTACTCTTCGCCTTTCTTCCAGCGAACGATGCTGCGCTCGTAGTCGCCATCCATCGTTTCGTCCCCGTAAACCAGCTCATAGCAGTACGTTTTCGTTTCGCAGAACCAATTGGCTGCCAGCTTCTTTTTCATTTCCTCGGTGATGCGGATGCCCTTCTTGATGCTCGCGAACTTCATAATCATTACCTCTTTCTGTCGGGGGCTTTATTTTTTGTACCGCCCCTTGACACTATGTATTATAGCATATACTGCCGTATATGTCAAGGGGTAAATCACATTTTTTTGCGATTTTTTGCAAACTTTTTGCGCAACGAAAAAGGCGCACCCCAGCGGATGCGCCCCATGCTATTATTGTTTTCTGTTGGAAATTATTACACGTCCAACATATGCGTTTACGGAATCAACGATTAGCTGCGCCACCGAGATACCGCGGCGCTTTGCTTCTTCTTCCAGCGCCTCTTTGCTCCCAGCGCGAACGTCGAAGCGCACCGTCTTGATTCCTTCTTTTTCTCGATACTTCTTCATCGCGCGGACGGATACCGCGCCTTGGTAGTATTCTTTCCGCATTGCTACAACCCCTTTCGGAGATATTGTAGCATATGATGGTTGATTTTGCAAGCTGTTACTTTTCACGCTTCACCTCTACGATGTAGTCCAAATCATTTGCTCTTTCGCAGACTGCGACCATTTTCCCGTCCAGCGTTGCAATGTGGCTGTACACGAAACCATTTTTTTTAAGATGACCATGCTTTTTAAGCTCTCTGTGTTTTCCCTTCCATTCATTTACAGTTGCCTTATTGTAACGTACCCGCATCCATTTGCGTAACGCGGGCGAGTGAGCGTTACCAGCTTGTCTCCAAACCGGCAGTACGTATTGCCATTCCGCCATGTATCCGCATCACTGATGCAGTAGTCGATGAACACTTGTGTTTGCTTCGGCGAAAGTTTCTTGTTTTCGCAAATCCCGAACGAAGGCGCGAAAACGTCCGCGAACCAGCCCTTGCGCTTCGGAAATCGCAGTGCAAACGCTTTCAGCCAAACCGCATCCGCTTTTTCTTTGTGTTGATTGTAAAGCTCCATGAGCTTCTGTTCGTATTCCTCGTCGGTGATGCTTTCTTCTTGGTTGAGTGCGTCAATTTGCGCTTCCCACGCCTTGGTCATTTGGCGGTGCTGTTCAAACAGCGCCGCGCTTTTTTCTTTATCAGTCATTGTCTTACCTCTTTCTGTCGGGGGCTTTTTTGTACCGCCCTTCTGACACTATTATTATAGCATATACCGCTGTATATGTCAAGGTGTAAATCACATTTTTTTGAGATTTTTGCAAAGAAAATCGCGCACCTTTCGATGCGCGACCGCCTTATTCTGCGCTCTGGATTTTCCGTTCTGCGTTACCAATTACGCGGAAGACGTGCTGCTCGGAATACGCCAGATTGTAGCTGATTTCCCGGACACTCCTTCCCTCCAGATACCGCATCCTCATGCACTGCACTTCCAGCGGACTTTCCAGCGCATCTACCAGCGGCGCAAGCTCTTCGCGCATCCTGCACAACTCGTCCCAGATTGCTTTCTTGCGCTCCAGCGCCTCGACGCGATACAGCAACCCTTCCTCCGTGCTGTTCATACTCCCGCCACCGCGCGGCGCGTCGCTGATTGTCCGCGTCAGCTTCTGCGCCCGGATCCGCGCCTGTTCTGCTCGCAAGCAAGCCATAGGATACCGCCTGATGAGATACCGCATCCGCTTTAAGTCAACCATTTTCCCCTCCCGCAACCGCCCACGATTATTTTACCCCTTCAAACGCCTTGATGACAGCTGTATACAGCGCAGGGCGAATCTGTCCGCTCATTAGCTCCGTGTACAGCATATCTTGTACCTTCTCGATTGCTCCGTTTGCCTCCTTTTCGCCGTTTAGCCGCCTGATTGCGTCTTGCGTCGCTCTGACTTTGTAGGCATCGTGGCGGCTTTTGCATCCGCGCGATACGTTCCCTGCAAGTCGCTTTACGTTCTTTTCCAGCTCTTTCTCAAGCCAAAAGGAGTAACGGATGTCGTCGGTGTCCACCATTATCTCACTCTCCGTCCATGTATCGCATAATTGCATCAATCGCTTCTTGGCAACCCTTCGCCACGACGCAGCGGTATCCCTCGGCAGTTAGCATCTTCATGCGCTCTTTCTGCGATGTCGATACCTTCCCGCCTTTCCGCCGCTTCATTTCGATAAAAAGCCCGTGTTCGCGCCCGTTGGAGACGGGCAGGAAGATGTCAGGCACTCCTGCACGCGTCCCGGTTCGCTTCATCCTCGCGGCGGTTGCTTTGGCGCGATAACCGCCGTTCGGGATGGCGAACATCCCTTTCAGCCACGGCTTCGTTGCGCTTTGAGCATCTGCCCAGCGGAAAAGGGCTTCCTGCTCTTCGTCCTCCGTCGGGATTACATCGGCATAAAGAGAACGCCATGTAGTCCGCACTTTGGATTTGTACATTTTACCCATGCGCCTCCTTGCACATCAATCGTAGTGTATCGCTTCATCACTGCGTTGCAAACCGGGCAGATTGTCAGTGCGTTCAGCCATTCTTGCCTTTCGACCATGCTGCACCTCCTTTCTGCGCCTTCATGCACATAGCGGCAACCTGCACAGCTTCGCAAGCCAGCAGTGTAGCTGCCGCTGCTGTTTTGCTCGCGCACATCGTGAATACTTTCTCGTCGTCTCGGCGGTTCGCAAGCCAGACGTCGTTTGCCTTTCGGATGACACGCTGCATCTCTTCTTTCGCTTCTTCGACTTCTTCCCAAATCACGGAGAACGCCTCCGGCATGGAGTTGAACGTCTCTCCATGCTCTTTCTGCGCTCGAAGAAGTTCGGAGAATACAACCGTTACAATCTCATCTTGCAATTCTCTCACAACCATCATCACTCCTTGTTGATAAATGCGCAAGCAACACATACCGTAGCCGCCAGCAGACACAGCACGCCGATAACCGTCATCGTTAATCCTCCCTATCTTCTTTCAACCACCATCTCATGACTTCCTCGCCGTTCTGCCACGTCGTCGGCAGCCCTTCCGCATTGCGCTGCTCAATCATGCGGTCAAATGCCCGGATATACAGAGTCCGAAATTTTGGATAACGCTCAAATTGTGCCTTTTGTCCAGCCGCTCCAGCCATCGGACAACCGATGCAGCCGATGCGCGTGTAGCCCTCATCGTACAGGCAACAGTGCGAGACTTTCGCAATGTCGTTGAGAAATTCCCAAACCTCGTCATCCGTCCAATCGACGATAGGATTCAGCAGCATTTTCTGTGTCCGATAGCAAAACTCCGCAAGGCGGCGGTTCTCGTCGTTGTCCTCGTTCATCACAAGCGTCCCGGATTTGGAAACTTCATATTCCACGCCAAGCTCATCCGCCTTTTTTTGCGTTGTTTTTGGCTTGCCTGCGATAACCACCATGCCTTGATTTGCCTTGCGCCGTGCTGATTCCGCCCAGCGCACGCCCGTCATGACCATCCTGCCGTCTCCGTTTGTTTCTTTCAACTTGGCGCAGCAATACCGCGCAATGCGTGTCGGCGGCATTTTTTGCTGCGAGATTAGCGACCACATACTGATGCGTTTGCCGTCTTCATCATGCGGCACATCGAAAATCACATCGGGATAATACTCACGGATGAAGTATATCAGCTCCGGCGGGTCAACACTCGTGACGTGGTAGTGTGCTTCAAACTTGACCCCTGCCATCCTCGCCAGATGGTAGATGCACTGACTATCCTTTCCGCCGGAAAAAGCAAGGAAGTACCCTTCCGGCGGCTCAAAGGATTTCAAGCGCTGGATAGCAATGTCCAGCTTTGTTTTGATTACGCCATCCGTGCCGATAATCTGCTCCATCAGCATTTGTCATCCCCCCAACCACGCCGCAAGCGCATCCGCTCCGGCGTACACCAAAATCGAAATGATACAGTTGACGAGCGCCAGCAGAATGTACACATACCACGGGCGCGTTTCCTTCGCCAGCAGGAAGCCCGTCACGCTCAGACCAATCATCGTGCCGAAAAGCACCGCCTCGGGCAGCGTCACAGTTTTCATCAGCTTTCCTCCTCCGTCGTCCCAAGCTGCGCCTTCGCCAGTGCTATTGCCAGCAGATACGTCCTCTCATGTTTTGTCCCGGCGTGGACTTCCTTGACTTTTGCAGCAAAGTCGTCAATTGAGCCGCTGAAGCGTCCGCAGGCGACGTATATTCCCCCATCTTTGCCACGGTAAAAAGTGGTTGCGTCGTTACAGTTTTTGATTGTATTGATGGTGATGTAATCAGCCGAGTTCATTATATGCGCATTTCCCGTCACCCACG